CTTGAAATGAACGACAGTATGACGCGAATTGCTGCTGAAAGGGATTTGCAGAAGGACACTCTCGCGCGAATGGAAGATCAGCTTGGCATTGATAAGAAGATGCTTCGTCGTATGGCACGTGTCTACTTTAAGAGCAACTACGCTCAAGAGCAGGACGAAAATCGTAACTTCGAAGAAATGTATGACGGAGTTATGAAGTAAAATGGCCGTCGATCTTTATGGTGACACTTATGTGGACAACTGGGACTATGCCAGAAAGATCGTCACTATCGGAATAGGGTTGCCTTTCTATAAAGTGATTTCATATGAATTACCAAACGAAGGTTTAGGTATGTCACTTCATAGCGAAGGCACCTTTTTTCGAAAAGCTGACATTCCAGGTGTGAATGGTGGTGGTCTATACGTTCTCTATGAAAAGACCAAGACACAAACCTCGTGTCTGTATGTGGGCGCTACAGAGTATTCGATACGTCAACGTGTATATAGATTCATGAAAGAACTTCATGATGTATCAAGAGATGACGAGAAACATCCGGCAGCAACCAAAGCTAGATTTGATGGTGTTATTCCTAAACATATCTACGCTAAATTTATGCCTATAAGAATGATGCCTAGAATGAAAAATCTTAGAATAGACTTTATGACACTTGACGAAACGTGTGCTATTCTGCTAAAATCTCGCTACAACGTTAGAAGGACTTATTGATGAGCGAATCTTTTCTCTGGGTCGAAAAGTATAGACCAAAGACCGTAAGAGACTGCATCCTTCCTGAGCGGCTGAAAAAGCCGTTTCAGGAGTATGTGGATAAGAAAGAAATTCCCAATCTCATGTTAACTGGTACTGCCGGTGTGGGTAAGACCACAGTTGCCAAAGCCATGTGTGATGAGATTGGGATCAACCATCTGTATATCAATGCTTCTGAAAACAGAGGTATTGATATGCTGCGAACAACTATTCGTAACTATGCATCTTCGGTATCGTTGACGGGTGGCAAGAAAGTTATCATCCTAGACGAAGCCGACTATCTAACTCCTGAAGCCCAAGCAGCTATGCGTGGTGCAATCGAAGAGTTTGCAGGCAATTGCACATTCATTCTTACATGTAACTTCAAGTCAAAGCTGATCGACGCGATTCATTCACGTTGTTCGGTAATCGATTTCGGATTGAAGAATGATGAAAAGCAAGAGATGGCATCTCAGTTGTTTAAGCGTTTGCTTAACATTCTGACTTCAGAAGGAATCGATTATGATAAAGCGGTTGTGGCAAAGATTGTCGAGAAGTACTTTCCTGACTATCGTCGTACTCTTAATGAGCTACAGCGGTTTAGTTCTTCTGGCACTTTGGATGCAGGCATCGTTGCACAACTCTCAGATGTTCGAAAGATTGCCGATCTTGTCAAATTTCTGAAAGACAAGAACTTTTCAGAAATGAGAAAGTGGTGTGTTACCAATTCTGACATTGAACCTGCCCGTGTGTATCGCAAGATTTATGACTCTCTTGTGGAATATTTCAAGCCCGAAAGCGTACCACAAGCTGTTTTGATCATTGCCAAATATGGGTATCAATCAGCATTTGTTGCAGACCAAGAAATCAATCTTGTTGCTTGTTTGACAGAACTTATGGTAGATTGTGAATATCAATGACGGATCTTTTTAAAGACGTTATCCCTAGCATCCAGCATACCAAAAAGAAAGTCATTACCAGTGAAAACGAGAAGGAATATGTGCCCTATGTGGTTAACAGATCCATCTCGTTTCATCTGGACATGGTAATGCAGGCCAATCAGATGAATATGTTACCATCCACAGATGGACTTCTTCAGTACCACTATTTGCTAAATACTGTAAGGTCATATAAAAGACCTTTTCAGAAATGGCAAAAAAGACAAGATGATGACAATCTTGAAGTCATTAAGGAAGCTTACAATTATTCCAATGAAAAGGCAAAGGACGTTCTAACAGTGCTTACAAATGACCAACTTGAAGAAATTAAAAAGACTTTGAACAAAGGTGGTCCTAATGCTAAACTTAGAAGATTTAATAGAGGTGAGACTGGCTGAGCCTGATGACTTCCTAAAAGTTAAGGAAACACTTTCTCGTATTGGTGTTGCATCTAAAAAAGAAAAGACTTTATATCAATCTTGCCACATTCTGCATAAGCAGGGCAAGTACTATATTATCCACTTCAAACAACTATTCTTATTGGACAATAAGAGTTCCGATTTCTCAGATGAGGATCGTGGTCGTGTGAATACAATAGCCAATCTCCTATCAGAATGGAGATTGGCTATTCTTGTTGATCCTGCTAAAAGCCAGACTCCTGTCGCTCCCCTTTCACAAATCAAAATCATATCACACCGTGAAAAGACGGAATGGAATCTGGTAACAAAATACAATATTGGCAAACGTAAAACTTAACATGGAGCTATATAATGAATCGTTTGAGAATTTTTAAGACAGATCCCAACGTCAATCTTCCTAAGTTTGCAACAAAACAAGCAGCTTGTTTCGATCTATCGTTTCAATCTACGGGCAAGACTGAGTATACTGGATACAATATGTACAATGCGCCATTAACGAGGCAACTTTCTAATGGCTCAATTAAGATCATGCCTGGTGATCGTATTCTAGTGCCTACTGGATTGATCTTTGATATTCCAGAAGGATATTCGGTACGAATTCATCCTAGGTCTGGGCTATCACTTAAGCAAGGTCTTGTTTTAGCAAACCTAGAAGCCGTAATCGATTCGGATTATGTCCAAGAAACTTTTGTTTTGCTTGCAAATAATTCCAGTGTAGATCAGACGATAAATAATGGAGATAGGATTGCACAAGCGGAAATGATTAAATCAGAGGAATATATTCTTTGGGAAATCTTCGATGCTCCAATTCAAAAAACAGATCGTGCCGGAGGATTAGGTTCAACAGGTATTAGCGTCTTCGCAATTGAAGATGTACAGAAGCCAGATGAGCAGCCTGTAAAGCGCGGCAGAGGAAGACCAAAGAAAGTAGCATAGGAATAAAATGCCAGGAGCCCATCGTCACGGCGATAAGAGATTTTGTGAGGCTACAACAATCGTTACAGGACAAAGCACTGTCAAAGTGAATGGTATATTGTGGGCAGTTGAAGGTGATTATGATACACACTGCGATGGAGGTCAATTGCAAGCTGTGTACGGCGCTAAGAATGTTTACATTCAAGGTAAACTTGTGATTTGTGCGATGGGTGACATTGCAGCTCCTGATAAACAAGATTGCGTTGTTATACATCCTACCGGTCCTACTAATCCAAAAGGACACTCTATGGATGTTGTTGTTTATGGTGGTAGAGCTGGTGGTGGTAAATGACATGGCAGCTGAACGAGCTTGTGTATTCAGGTAATAACCAAGCAAGAGTTAAGAACTACTATCCAGATACCGGACTAATTGTAATCTATGATATATATGGAAATTTTCAAGCTGGTATGACAATTGTAGGTAATGAGACTGGAACAACTCTCACTCTTACAGAATTTAACATTACTCTTGATTATGATTTGAGATATGAGCCTGACGAATGGGAACAGGCTCTGGCGGATGCTATATATGATGGTGATGGAAATATTGTAGCTCTTGAAGAGCATTTTACAGGACTTCTGTCACAAGATTATCAATTTAAGTATTACGTGGTAGAGGGTTAATGCCAACACCTATTTCAAATTTAAGAGCGACTTGGGCTAATACATCGAATGTGTTTGTTGGCATTGGCATGAATGTCAATGCTATCTCTTATGCCGCAAACACTAAACTAGTCGATTTCAAAATCAATTCAAATTCTATGTTCTCTATTACACCTCAAGGCTCTACAGCTATGGGTGCACGAGGACAAATTCCTATACAGCAACCGAGCCAAGCTGCCGTTCTAGACTTATGGGCAAGAGACAAGGGTCTATTGTTCCCTCGAATGACTACAACAGAGCGAGATGCTATTCCTAATCCTCCTGATGGTCTTGTTATCTATAATGAAGAAACAGATTTTCTTCAGATTCGTCGTGCAGGTATGTGGACAAATGTTGGTGATGTTGGTTTACCTGGTGCTCTTCCATCACTTTCGAGGACATTATTTGTTTCTACAACAGGTAGCGATACTGCAAATGACGGCACAAGCGAATATTCTCCTTTTGCATCGCTAGAAAAAGCTCTTGCAGTTGCAACTGCAAGAAACGATATTGTTCTTATCAAAGTATCACCTGGTGTTTATTACACACAAGGTTGGTTAGATTTACCTGATGGTTGTATTGTACAAGCTGCCCATCGTTCAGTATTCATTCGTCCTGTTCCTAACTTTGAAGAGCGCAACGTATTTCGTATGGGATCAGGATGTTTTGTTGAAGGATTTATCATTGAGAATTTCCGCTTAAATAGTTTGACAGATCCTACAGAAGGTTTTGCATTCAGTTTTAGACCTGGTGCAGTCATCACGCGCGTACCATACGCTCATAAGTGTGCTGTAAGATGTTCACAGCCTATAAGCGTTGTTGGAGGTAAACTAGATCCTCTAAATGGAAATCCACAATATCCAAGAGGACCTGGCGTTGTTATAGCAGACGGTCTTGTTTGTTCTCAATATTCGATCTTTCCAAACATCATGACATGGGGTGCAACACCTGTAACATACAATGGTATTGGTTATTGTGCAAAGAATGGCGGACTAATCAACGCTGTTAACGCCATCTCTATGTGGGCCCACAAACACTTCTTAGCAATGAGCGGTGGTCAAATCATTCTCAGTTCTTGTTCTACGCAGTTTGGTGACTATTCGCTAGTTGCATCAGGTTCACGCAACATCGGCGTTCCTTATGCAATATCAGGAACAATGACACCAAACACAACTGCTGCAAACGCTGTTGCGGCAGCCTCTACTACAATCATTAATAATATGTGGACAGCATTAACAGCAACAGGTACTATATCTGCTTGGGACGCATATGATCAAGAATACACTCGATATGACGGTAGTGTTTGGATTAAAGCACTTGAAGAAATGTTGCGTGGTGGTGGTTCAGATATGATTGAACGTTTCCAATTGGTATTGTTTGACGCTGTTGGTAATCCTGTATTGTCGAGCGACAAGAAAACACAATTTAAGTTTTGTTATGATTACATAAGAGACCAAATTAACGCTCTTACTGGTGTAGACGCCACATCACAGACTATGGTAAATAATGCCACTATTGCGGTAAAAAGCACAATCGATAGTCCACAAACACGCACTGAACCAAGTAGAATTGAGGCTATTGGTCATACTTGGACAGCTAACATGATTGGTGTTTGGCAAATTAAAATTCCACCAGCACAGTCAAGATTGCCAATCAGAGACAGTATTTTAGAACAAGATGGCGCTCTTGTCATTGCTACAGGACAAGATAGTGATGGTAATGCTATCTTTGCTGGTGATGTCACAATTGACGCAAGATTTGGTATGGGAGGTCGCGGATTTATTGCACCTACAAAACGTGAAGCTACTCGCGCAGCTATTACATTTGGAGGATTTTAATGGCAAGAATTACATGTCGCCAACCATCAACAGGTAAACCTGTAAACATTCGTTACGAGAGTGTTCCTAATACATTTGTTACAATCGCAGAAGCACCAGACTTTTCTGTTCCCGATCCCTCAGAGTCACAATATCCTGATGCTAGAGATCCCTCTTATCCTTCTCGAGGTATTGCAGCAGGTGAAATATTCTTTCTAACACCACTTATAGTCAAAAACAAAACTGGTGGTTCTTGCATAATTGAAGTTCGTTTTATCGCAGAAGGAAATACAGCTTCAGTTGTAAATGATGCATTGGGCGCAACTCTTATTCCTGCAGGCGAGAGTGTAGCTATTCCGTTACAAGGAAGATCCCTAATCAAAAGAAATCTTGCAACCGCAAACGGCGATTCGATCCAGGTAAAATCTAGCGTTTCGGGAGCATGTGATGTTTGGGCTTCAGCTAATGAACAAGCTTCGGCAGAGCATGTGGGTGTAGGTATCATATAATGTCGAATAAATTTCTATCAAACAAACAATTAGTTGACGACGGTTTGTTTGTTATTACCAGTGGTGATCTAGCAGCATTAAATCCTATAGACTATAAAGGTCGACAGGTACAACTTGACGACGGCAATCGATATCACAGTGACGGTCTTATCTGGCGCTTAAGCGATGCATACGATGCTCTCGGCGCACAAGGATCTCAGGGACCTCAAGGACCTCAAGGGCCTCAGGGTATTCAAGGTGTTCAAGGTGCTATAGGTCTTCAAGGACCTCAAGGTACAATTGGTATTCAAGGTCTACAAGGTCTTCAAGGAACTATAGGTGTTCAAGGATCGCAAGGTACAATAGGTTCACAAGGTATTCAAGGTGAAACTGGTGCTCAAGGCACTCAAGGCATTCAAGGTGAAATTGGTGCTCAAGGCACTCAAGGCATTCAAGGTAATATAGGCGCACAGGGTAGTCAAGGTATAACAGGTGCTCAAGGTGCTCAGGGAACAACTGGCGCTCAAGGTCTTCAAGGAATTTTAGGCGCGCAAGGTCTTCAAGGCGCTGATGGTGCTCAGGGTATTACAGGATCGCAAGGCGCCACAGGCATACAGGGCGCACAAGGCACTGATGGTTTACAAGGTACTCAAGGTGCTCAAGGTGCCACAGGAATACAAGGTGCACAGGGAACTGATGGTTTAC